CACCTCTCAGGCTGAAGACTTTGACGATCACTGGCTGTGGTGGTCAACAGTGCTGAATAATTCCACGGGCAACACCACCGCGCGTATGCTTTTGAACCCTGCTGGGTCTACCAACGGCACGACATTGGATAACGCAGCGACAGGATCGACTGCGATGGATTATGCTACGATCGAACTCAACACCTCCACCCCCACAACCCCCATAGAAACCGTCGCCAGCGCGGTGACGCGGACGGTGGACTTGCCGACGCGCACTGCAACGCTTCCGGGGACCATCGTAATCAAGGGGCGGACAGGCGGCCTTGTCGCGGATCAGAGTATTATTGAGTTTGGTGACGGCACGACTAGCGAGAGGGCGATTGTTGGCCGAAAGAACGCGAGAACCCTAAACGCATTTGTGCGCGACGGCGGCGCTAATCAAGCGTCGGTATCAACATCTGCAACGGTCGCGGACGACACAGATTTTACAGTCGCTATCCGGTACGAAGAAAACAACTTGCAGATTGCCATAAACGGCGCGTTGGATGGGTCTGATACGTCTGTGACGCTGCCGACAGTCACCACGCTTTATTTGGGCCACCGCTATGACGGGACATTGGCGTGGGGTGGCTCCATCCAGTCCATCACGGAATACAGCGCGGCCCTATCTGATGACGCACTCGTGGGGTTGTCGTCATGAGAGTAGACCTCGCCTTTCCCAACCGGAACACGGCCAAGCAAGTCTTCGAGGCCCACGGCTTTGTGTTCGACACCACGGACGAGAACGGCAATCCGTTTGAACTGAAAACCGTGCGCCATCCAAATGGTTCGTTCCTGATGCTCCGCGCCCAAATCTTCGGACGCCCCACGCCTTCGGGTGAGGTGGACGAGGACGGGCTGCCCATCATGAACCCCGGCGCGGTCATGCGATCCCGCAAGGGCAGGGAATGGCACATTGACGCCTACCTGACGGGCAATCTGATTGAAGTCACGGGATACGACGAAGACGAGAACCCGATCTGGGGCGGTGATCTGCTGGGCGCCCTGGCTGATTACATCGTCACGATCCCCGAAAACACAGCACCGGCTTACGTCGTTGCAGGAGTTGGATAATGTCTGAACCGATCATCAAAGAGGCGCTTGAGCGGTTCAAGGAGTCTGACGACGCCACGGACTTCTCCCGCCAGGCTGCGCATGAGGACATGACGTTCTCGCGTCTGGCAGACCAGTGGCCCGAGGCCATCCGCAAGGCCCGCGAGGAAGAGGGCCGCCCGTGTCTGACCATCAACAAACTGCCCGCCTTCATTCGGCAGGTGGTCAACGACGCGCGCCAGAACAAACCAGCCATTACGGTTCATCCCGTGGACAATGGCGCTGACGAAGACACGGCGGGGGTCATCAACGGGCTGGTGCGCTCGATTGAGCGGCGTTCCAACGCCGATGTTGCCTACGACACGGCAATCGACCAGGCGGCCTCTGGCGGGTTTGGGTTCTTCCAGATCGGCATTGACTACACCCACGCCGACAGCTTCGACCTTGAGGCCCGGATTGAGCGTATTGCCAATCCCCTGATGGTTCATTGGGATCCTTCGTCCACGGAATTTGATGCCTCTGATTGGGATTATGCCTTCGTCTCCGACTTCATGTCAGAAGAGGAATTTGAGGCTGCGTATCCCGGCAAGGCGAAAATCAGTTGGGAGGGTGACACCCGCGACCAGGCCGCTTTGTGGTCACAGGATGAAAAGATCAGGGTTGCCGACTACTGGTTGAGGGAGCCTATCAAGCGGAAGATTCTGCTTCTCTCCAACGGCATGACGATCCGCGAGGAAGAATACATTGACCAGGCGAAGGCCGACCTTGAGATGACGGGCGTTGTACCGACCCGAGAGCGTGAGGTTGACGCCTTTAACGTGGTTCGCCGCAAGATCAACGGCGCTGAGGTTCTTGAAGAAGAGAAGTGGCCCGGTTCCACAATCCCGATTTGCCCCGTGTGGGGTGAGGAGATTGTGTTGGACGGCAGGCGTCACTTCCGGTCGATGGTGCGGGACGCAAAAGACCCCCAGACGATGTTCAACTTCTGGCGTAGCGCCACAACGGAACTGGTGGCCCTTGCCCCCCGTGCGCCATTCCTGATGGAAGAGGGCGGCATTCCCAAGGGGCATGAGGCAACGTGGCAGACGGCCAACACCCGCTCGCATCCCTACCTGATGTATTCCAAGGGCACGAACTTGCCCCAGCGCCAGCCCTTCGCTGGAGTGCCTGCCGGTGCGTTGCAGGAGGCACTGAACGCTTCAGACGACATGAAGTCCGTCATGGGCATCTATGACGCATCCTTGGGCGCTCGCAGCAACGAAACGTCGGGCCGTGCAATCATGGCAAGACAGCGTGAAGCCGACGTGAGCAACTTCCACTTCATCGACAACCTTAACCGCGCCATCCGGTACGCGGGGCGGGTGTTGGTTGAGATCATCCCGGCTGTCTACAAGGACCGTCAGGCCATCCGCATCTTGGGCGAGGATAATGCCGAGAAGGTCGTTCAGTTGGGCGGGCAGAGCGACGGCCCCATGTATGACCTTGCCACCGGCATCTATGACGTGGACGTGAAGTCCGGCCCGTCTTACGGCACACAGCGCGAAGAAACCCGTGAGGTGCTGATTGAGATCATCCGCGCCATCCCCGGAGCCGCGCCGATCCTGGGCGACGTTCTGATGGAACACATGGACTTCGTTGGTGCTGACAGAGTTGCTAAGCGCCTCAAGATGACGCTTCCCCCCGAAGTGCGGAAGATGGAGGAAAGCGAGGCCGACATTCCCCCCGAGGCGCAGGCCATGATTGCGGCCAAGGACCAGGAACTGAAGCAGCTTCAGGCGCAGATGCAACAGGGTATGCAGGCCATGCAGGGTATGCAGGCCGAACTGGAATCCAAGCAGGGCGAGATGCAGGCCAAACAGGCCGAAGCCGCCGCCAAGGCCGAGATTGAGGCCAAGAAGATCGCCTCAGACATGGAAGCCAAGCGGGCCGAACTCGAAATCAAAAGCCGCGAACTCGCCCTTAAAGAGCGTGAATTAGGATTGAAGGAATGGGAGGCCAAAGAGGACGCCCGACAGGCTGCGCTGGATCGCGAGATGGAACTAGCCAAGGTGATCCTGGCGAAGCAGGAGGCCCCCGATCCCATGGGCGAAGCTGCAAGGCTTATCAGCGCGCCAAAGAGGGTTGTGCGTGACGCCGAAGGCCGGATTACCGGCGTGGAACTGGCATGAGCACAGAAGGCCGGTAGGAACGACCGGCCAACAAGCCGTGCATCAAGGTCAAGACGCTGCGCCGCATCTATCTGCGGCTGCGCGAGGAACCCAAGTCCTACGAGGCAGTGGCCCCGGTCGTTTCGCCGTTTGCGGACCTGTACGCATTCGCTGACAGCCTGCCACCCGTTAACGACATAGCGTTTCGCAAGATGGCTCAAGCCCGTGAGGCGGTCGAAAGCCTTTTGCGCATGTATCGCTCCTTGATGGAGCGTGACGACGAAGAGGCAATCTTGCTTCTTTGCTAACCCAAGGAGTGATTATGAACGAAGAAGCGGGCAATCCTGCCGAGGAAGCCGCACCCGAGATTGTTGAGGAAATCACAGAAGAAGAAGTGACAACCGAAACTGACGAGGGCGATGATGCCGTTGAAACCGAGGACACGGAAGACGGTGACGGGCAAGATGAAGGTGACGAAGAAGAGGTAGAGGAAGAGATTGAACTGAACTTTGGCGGCGACAAGCTGCGGGTGCCGAAATCGGCGATCCCGGAGGACGTTGTTGCGAAGATCACGGATTTCTCCCGCAACCTTGAATCTGGCTACACCAAGAAATTCCAGACACTTGCTGAACAGCGTGAGAGCGTAGCGGCCCGAGAGCAGGCCGTTGAGCGTCTTGCGACCCTGGACGGCGAGGCGCTGGACAAGTTTTCACGCGGAAACGCACTCAAGCAGGAAATCGCGCAGCTTCAGAATGTCAATACGCAGGCGTTGTGGCAGTCCAACCCGGACCAGGCACGGCGCATTTCGGATACGATTGCGAAGAAGCAGGCCGAATTCAATGCCGTCGTCAACGAAGTTTCCCGACTGGAAGGCGAACGATCCAAGGCGCAGGAGGCCGAACTGGCCCGACGCGAGGAAGAGGGTCGCCGCGAGGTTGAGAAGCGCATCCCCGGCTTTGCCGAGAAACACGCACCGGAACTGGTGAAGTACGCGATCAGTCAAGGCATTCCCGAGGCGGAAGCCGGAAAGTGGACGCGCAACCCCATCGTTACGGAAATGGCGTGGAAGGCGATGCAGTACGACGCTGCGAAAACGCGGACGGCACAGGCCGTCAAACCGAAACCTGCGGGAGCAACACCCATTCGACCGAGCAAGGGTAAGGGCGGAAAGCCCAAACTCGATCTTGTTCAGGACGCCGACAAAATGTCTGCCGATGAATGGGCGCGCCGCCGCAACCTTCAACTCTCAAATAGGGCTTAACGCCCATCCCCTTGAGCGTCGTGAGACGCCCACCCTCCCATAGATGGAACTTTCATCATGTCCAATAGCATTCTTACCCCCACGGCTGTAACCCGTGAGGCGCTTCGGATTCTGCATCAGAAGCTCAACTTTGTCGGCACGATTGATCGCCAGTACGACGATCAGTTTGCCAAGACCGGAGCCAAGATTGGCGACAGTCTGAAGATCCGCCTGCCCAACGAATACACCGTCCGCACGGGCCGTGTCATCGACGTGCAGGACACCAGCGAGACCAGCGTTACGCTCCAGGTTGCCACCCAGAAGGGCGTTGATATGGCGTTCACGTCGGTTGACCTGACCATGAACCTGGACGACTTTTCGAGCCGCATTCTGGACCCGGCCATGTCGGTTCTGGCGGCGAACATCGAATCCGACGCCATGTCGATGTACAAGAGCGTTTACAACGAGGTCAGTGACGTTGGTGCTTCGGCCACGACCAACCTGGCTCTCCAGGTGCAGAAGAAGCTGACCGACAGCCTTGCGCCGATTTCGCCGCGTTGCCTGAACTTCCCCACACAGTACAACCTCGACCTTCTGGAAGCGGTCAAGGGTCAGTTCAACGACGCAGGCAAGATCAGCAAGAACTACCGCGAAGGTATGGTTGCGCCGAACTTCCTGGGCTTCATGGACGTGTACCAGAACACGCTGTGGCCGATCCACACCACGGGCACCGATGACGGCACGGGCGATTACCTGACCGACATCGGCGCTGGCGAGGCTGACGGCTCGGCTGGTTCGCTCCACATCGACACGGGTGCGGGCACGTTCAAGCAGGGCGACATCATCGAGATTGCCGGTACGTATCGGGTGCATCCCGAAACCAAGGCTTCGACGGGTGTTCTCCAGCAGTTCGTTGTGACCGCCGATTACGCCGGTGGTGAAGGCGACTTGTCGATTAGCCCGAACATTGTCACGTCTGGCGCTCGTCAGAACGTGGATGCCATTGCCGATGGTTCTGCCATCTACAAGCGCGAGTCGGACTCCTCGACTGCCATTGGCAACGCCGCCGATTACTCCATCGGTATGGGCTACCACAAGGATGCCTTCGCCTTTGCAACGGCTGATCTTGTCATGCCCAAGGGCGTCGATTTCTCGGCCCGTGAGGTCATGGACGGCATCTCCATGCGCATCATCCGCGACTACGACATCAACAACGACAACCTGCCTTGCCGCATCGACGTTCTGTACGGGTACAAAGCTGTCCGTCCTGAACTGGCATGTCGTCTTGGCCTTCACTAAGGAGTGATGAACCATGGCTGTGAAAGAACTTTCTGACGGCAACCCGGACGGCACCCGTCTGGGTCAGTCGGCCACTGACCTCGTGGCTTTCTTCGGGGACACCCCCGTTGACCAGCCCGCCGCGATTGCTTCGGCAACCGCGACTGCCACCAGCGCGATGGACACCGTGAACTCGGTGCTCACCGCTCTGCGTGAACTGGGCCTGATCGAAACTTGATTAGGTCAGTTTGCGTCGTTGGGCCTGATGGCTTGCGGCGCAATCGGGAATACGCGGCCAGCCTGGGGAGACCTGGGCTGGTCGCTGCCCCCGCTAAAGACGAATCCCTAGCCATTGTTGGGGGTGGGCAATCGTCGGCAGATCACGTTGACGACCTGTTGAACTTCGACGGTCACATTATGGCGATCAACGGCGCGCAGGACTGGCTTATCAGTCAGGGCCGCGTTCCCGATTGTGTCGCCCTGCTTGATCCCGAGCCGCAGCTTGCGGACCTCATCACACCCCATAAAGGGGTTGACTACTACGTTGCCACGATGTGTGCACCGGAGGTGTTCGACCTTCTGGCAGACAGCAACGTGACCACATTTTACGCCCCGCAGGGGGAAGATAACACGCCGCCGTTAAGTGTCCCCGGTGGGCCAACCATGATGACCCGTGCGCCGATGCTGGCTGCAATTCTGGGTTATCGCGGCATCACCTTATACGGGGCTGACAGTTCCTATTCCGGGGGTATCACCCACGCTTATTCCAACGTCAGGGACTACGACGAGATGGGCGTTATTTGCGAGGGCAAGGGGTGGGACACATGCCTCGGGCTTGTGTGTCAGGCCGAATACCTCGCCGAACTAATTCCCGCCATGGGATGCGTAAAAACGCGCCTTGTGGGTGAACACCTTGCACAGTCCATGCTCCGCACTGGCGGTGTCTGGGAGAGGATGCCATGACCCTGTTGACCATCTGCAACAACGCCGCTGATGAAGTGGGCATTGACCGCCCGTCATCCGTCATCGGCAGTTCCGACCCGTCCGCGCAGAAACTCCTTCGCTATGCGAACAAGGCCGGTAATTGGCTGATGAGGTCGGTTGTCTGGCAGGCTCTCCGCAAGGAAGGCACGTTTACCTCCGTCGCTGGTGAGACGCAGACCAGCATCCTCCCTTCGGACTTTGACAGGTTCGTGAAGGAGACGTTTTGGAATCGCACCGATTACATCCTTATCAGCGGGCCTGTGACTGCGACGGAATGGCAGGGATTGAAAGCCTACGACTATCAGGGCGACACGAAGTTCGCTTATCGCGGTGACGCTGTTCTGCTGATTCCGGCACCTGGTGCTGGAAAGTCGCTGGCGTTTGAATACGTATCCAACCAGTGGTGCCAATCTTCCGGTGGCACGGGACAGTCCGCATGGGCCGCTGATACGGACGTGGGTGTGCTGGATGAAGAGCTGATCCTGCGCGCGTTGAAGTTCACATATTTGACGGATGAAGGACTGCCAAATGACGTCGCGTTCCAGGAGATGCGCGATTACATGGACACGATGATTGAGAACGACCAGCCCGCCGCGAATATCATGGTTTCGGCTGACATCTTCGGCGGCGGTCGCCACTTCACGGGCGTTCCGGCCACGTCCGGCACCAATATCAACGTGATCTGATGAAGCGCCCATCCCGCACAGCTTCAGTCCCGCCGCCCGTGGGTGGATGGGACACCAGAAACGCACTTGCCGACATGCCGGTAGAGAACGCGGTCATTCTCGATAATTGGTTCCCTTCGACGGATAAGGTGACGGTGCGCAAAGGCCACACGTCCCACGCAACAGGCATGTCCGGCGCGGTTGAAAGCCTGCTTGAATACACCCCGACCACGGGAACGGGCGAACTGTTCGCGGGCAACGGCACGTCGCTCTTTGACGTATCGAGTGCTGGTGCCGTTGGGGCAGGGGTTGTGACCGGACTCACGAATGTCAGGTTTCAGCACACACAGATTTCCACATCTGGAGGGCATTTCCTCTTTGCCGTGAACGGTGCCGACACTCCCCGGACCTACAACGGTTCCGCATGGGCGAACTCCACCGCAACCGGCCCGACAATGGCAAATCTTGTGTGGTGCAACAACCACCAGAGACGGTTGTGGTTTGGCGAAAAGGACTCCATGTCGGCATGGTATCTTGCCGTCAACTCCATCACCGGGGTTGCAGCGGAATTTCCCCTTGGTGGTGTGGCGAAACTTGGCGGCTACATTATGGCGATGGGCACGTGGTCCCGTGACGGCGGAGCGGGGGCCGATGACGTGGCGGTGTTCCTGACGTCAGAAGGCGAGGCCATCGTGTACGCGGGAACCGACCCGTCCAGTGCGTCTACATGGTCGCTGGTGGGTGTGTTTCGCATTGGCAAGCCTATCGGGCGCAGGTGCATGATTAAGGCTGGCGCTGACCTGATTATGGTCACACAGGATGGTTTTGTGGCTGCATCGCAAATCCTTATCGCGGACAGGTCCCAGGCGGACGCTGTGTCCATCTCCCAGCAGATCAACAAGGCGGTGAACGACGCCGTACAGGCCGGATCATCCTTGTTTGGGTGGCAACCCTTCATCTACCCAAAGGGTGCGATGCTGATGTTCAACGTGCCTCAGAGTGCCGTTGAAGCTCACCAATACGTGTTCAACACCATCACACGCGCGCCATGCCGGTTTACGGGAATCAACGCGGCGTGTTGGGGTCTGTTGAATGATTCTGCCTACTTTGGCGGGCAGGATGACGGCACGGTTTATAAATTTGACGACGGCAACGACGATAACGGCTCGAACATCAACGCTGATGCCTTGCAGGCGTTCAACGACTTCCGCTCACCTGGAGCAAACAAGCGATTCACGCTGGTTGAGCCAATCTTCCAGAGTAACGGCGCACCATCGGCCGCGCTTGATGTGAACCTAGACTATCAGATCCGCCGCCCTACCGCCGTTGCCTCGACCTCGCCTGTAACGGCTTCCAAATGGGGCATCGCCAAATGGGGCATCGGTAAATGGGGTTCGGCTTCGCAGACCTATAGAGGCTGGCGTGGCATCCGTGGCATCGGACGGGCCGCGTCGTTGCGCATTCGGATTTCCACGAGTGTCAATCAGCCTTCATGGTTGGTCACAAACTGGTTGTATGTGCCGGGCGGGCCGCTGTGAGACTGATTTACGGCCATGACGCAGAGGTTGCGGCATGGGTGGCTGAGAACATCCCCGACGTTGGCGAAAGAGGCTTTCACGGGCCTTCTGCCGCGATAGGGGTTGCGACCGACCGGCTGATTGCCGGGATGGTTTATCACGACTACCAGGAACAGTTTGGAACGATGCAACTGAGCATGGCCGCCGTCACCCCCATTTGGGCGCGGCGCGAGGTCATACGTGAATTGCTGGCCTATCCCTTCCTTCAGCTTGGGTGTTTCAAAGTCTGGACCACGACGGCCCAGAGCAATGAGCGCGCACTGAAGGTTAACGAACACGCCGGGTTCAAGCGCGAGGCCATCCTTGCGCACCAGTTCGGCAAGAAACGACACGCGGTCATTATGAGAATGCTGCGCCCCGACTTTGACCGCCTATATGGAGACGCACATGGGTAAAAGTTCACCCTCGGCCCCCACACCTCCCGATCCCGCACAGACCGCCGCCGCACAGGCCGCCGCGAACAAGGAGGCCGTGCGCGAGAGCGCGCTGATGAACCAGATCACGCAAGTAACCCCGTGGGGTTCCTTGTCGTACACTGGCGAGTTGGGCAGTCCTGACAGGACCGTGACACAGACCCTTGCCCCCGCACAGCAGCAGATGCTGGAGCAGAACAATCAGGCGGGGTTGCAGTACGGCGAGATTGCCAACAACCAGCTTGGAGCCGTGGCGGAACGGTTCTCGTCCCCGGTGGAATTTGCCGGTGCGCCTCCCACGGCTGATCCCGAAGCGTGGCAGCGTTCCTATGACGCGATTATCAACCGCAACCAGCCCCAGGCATCCCGCCAGCGCGAGATGCTGGAAACCCGGCTGGCGAATCAGGGCATTGACATCGGTTCGGCGGCGTATGGTTCGGCCATGGATGATTACAACCGGGGCCAGAACGACTTTAGCCTTGCGGCACAGAACGCGGCGTTGGGACAGCAGGCGACGGCCTACGGCATGGATGCGTCCGCTTATGACCAGGCCATCCGCAGTCAGCTTATGGAACGTCAGGCACCGCTCAACGAACTCGCGGCCCTTATGTCCGGCACACAGGTGCAGGCACCCCCGCAGATCGCAACGGGGCAGTACATGATGAATCCCGCCGACATCATGGGCGCGACCTATGGCAGCTATAACGGCCAGATGAACGCCTACAATGCGAATCAGGCAAACGACGCCTCAAACATGCAGGGTTTGGCAGGGCTTCTTGGTGCTGGTGCGCAGGCTTACGCCTACAATCCGCTTGCGTGGTCAGACCGTCGCCTCAAGGGTGACATCGTTCGCATTGGCACCTTTGCCAACCTTCCCCTGTACGTCTGGCGCTACATCTGGGGCGCTCCGGGTGTCGGGTTCATGGCCGATGAAGTGAGAGAGGTGAAGCCGTGGGCCGTGCATCGCATCGGTGACTTTGACGCGGTGAACTACGCGGAGGCCATTCGATGATCGGCGGCAAGTACACCCAACTGCTCCAGAACCAGCCCAACGTCAACAACGGCACGATGTGGGGCGGGCTTGCGCACGTCTTGCAGCAGGGCATGTTGGGCCACTCCATGGGCAAGGATCAGCGTGAGGAAGAGGCCACGCGCCAGCGTCTCACGGAAGCCCTGACAGCCATGACGGGAACGCCGGACAACACCATCACATGGAACCAGCCGACGCGCCCTGACGGCACGGGTGATCCCACCACGTTGATTCCCGGTCAGGAGCCGAACCGCTCGCTTGCCATGCAGATTATGGCGGGTGATCCGAACCTTGCGCCGATGGCGTTTGACATGGCGAACTCGGAACTGGATTACCAGCGCCAGCTTGACGCACAGAACAACAATCTGGTGCAGGCGTGGAATCCCGAAACTGGCGCTTACGAATACATCCGACAGGGTGACGCCTTGGGCGCGGTTGCGGAAGCGCCCCCGGCCCCCGGCGAGCCTCTGGTGAGGGAGTTCAATGAAGGCGGGTCAATCGTGACCAAGCAGTGGGATGCGGCCTCACAGACATGGACGCCACTTGCTACGGCCCCCCGTTGGCAGCCCGCCGCGCCCGCCGCAGCGAACTTCTCTAACTTCACGAACGGCCTCGGCGATATTGTGGCGGTCGATCTGTCGACCCCCGAAGGCCGCGCCCGCGCAAATGAACTGGCGCAGGCGGGTTATTACGAGGCGAGCATCACCGCGCCGTCTGGTGCTGACCTCGGCGTTCGCACTGACGGGCCGATTGATCCTTCTGGCGATCCCATTGATCCAGATAAGGGCTATCATTGGGAGCCTGATCCTGGCAGTCAGTTTGGGTGGAAGCAGGTTGTCACCCCAGGCTCTGAAGCTGACCGTGAGTTGCAAGAAGCGGCAGAAACCGAGGCCAACGCAGCGGAGTCCGAACGCGAAACCGCAGACTTCATGGTGCAGGATATCAACCGCGCCATTGACCTGGTTAACGCAGGATGGTTTATCCCCCTGACCGGCATAACCGGCGAGCTTGGTTCGTTTGTCCCCGGCACCCCGCAGCACGATCTGGCACAAATTATTCTTGGCCTCGAAGCCAACATTGGGTTTGGTTATATCAATGAGATGCGGCAGGCATCGCCCACGGGCGGCGCGCTTGGCGATGTTAGCCAAGGCGAACTGGACCGTTTGACGGCGGTGCTGGGTAGCCTCAAGCAGTCGCAGAGCCGTCCGCAGTTCCTTTTCAACATGGAGAGGCTACTCGAAACCTACAACGAGGTCATCCACGGCACTAACGCCGCGCCAACCGCATCCGGTGGCGGAATTACGCCCGAGGATGAGGCGCTAATCAATAAATGGGCGGTGCAGTAATGGCGACGCTTGATGAAGTTCTCGCTGCGTTGCGGAATGCCGACGCCGCAGGCGATGCCGAGGCGGCAAAAAGGCTTGCCGAAATCGCCCGTTCCATGCAGTCGTCACCGCCCGCTCGCCCCGAGGTTGACACACTTGAGGGCATGGGCCGTTCGTTTGTGCAGGGCGGCACGTTTGGCGCTGGCGATGAAATCGTTGCCGGTGGCGTTGCGCTAAAGAACGAACTTCTGCAATTGGCCCCCGAAACATTCGCCGACATTGGCGAATCTCTCGGCCTCCCCGGCGTATTTAGCAGTGTCGATAGGCCCATGGGCGAGGTTTACGATGCCTCACTCGAAAACGAGCGCACACGCCTTGACGACTTCCGCGACCAGGAACCCATCTTGGCCTATGGCTCGGAGATTGTGGGCGCAATCCCAACGGCAGTAGGGACTGGCGGCGCAGGTTTGGGCGCAAATTCCCTGCGGGCAAAGATGCTTCTGGGCGGGCTTGAGGCTGGCGGGCAGGGGTTTGTCTACGGGTTTAATGCCGGTGAAGGTGGTGCGGGTGAAAGGCTTGAGGATGGCCTTTTGACAGGCGCTCTTTCCGCGCCCCTGGGTGTTGCCGCGCCGATGTTGGGGCATGGTGTGCGGAACCTGACAGAACGCCTACTCACGCGCCCTGCCGCTGCGGCTGCGGGGCTGACCAAGCCTGCATACGACATTGCAACCCGCGTCATGGGCGCAGACGGTGCGCTGACCGGCCCCGGTGCCACAAGGTTGGTTGCGGCTGGTGATGATGCCATGATTGCCGATGCCGGACCAAGCGCATCTGCCTTGCTTGATGTTGCAATCCAGCGTGGTGGGCCAGCAACGGTTATTGGCCGTGACGCGGTTGAGTCTCGCGCGTCCGATGCCAACACGGTTCTCACAAACGCATTTGATAGCGCCTTCGGGCAGCCCGCAGGCATCCGGTCTACAGAAAACGCCATCCGCACAGGATCGGCCCCCGCCCGCGTCGACGCATACGATTTGGCTTATTCGCAGATCATCGACTATTCCACGCCCGAGGGCATGGCGCTTGAACAGATCGTCCGAACCCGTGTCCCCGAATCCGCCATCCGCGCCGCCAATGAACTGATGCGCCTGGAGGGCAACCAGTCCTCGCAAATACTCATCAAGATTGCTGACGATGGATCAGTCCTGTTTGAAACCATCCCCGATGTTCGCCAGCTTGATTACATCACGCGGGGACTCAATCAGGTGGCCGATGCTGCGAACGGTCAGGGCCAACTAGGAGGAACCACCCCCCTTGGCTTGGCGACATCCAACCTTGCGCGCGAAATCCGCGACCTGACGAAAACGCTGGTGCCTGAATATTCTGACGCCCTCTCCACCGCCGCCCACGCCATTGAGGCGCGCAACGCCCTTCGTTTGGGTGCGGACGCACTAAGCACTCGCATCACCCGCGACGAATTGGCCGAACAGTTGGCTGGTATGACAGACGCGGAACTCACCTTCGTTGCGCAGGGTATTCGCTCACAGCTTGACGAGGCCCTTGCCAATGTTCGCAGGGCGATGACCGATAGCAACATGGACGCGAGGGAGGCTGTTGCCGCTTTGCGCGCACTGTCCAGCCGCGCCGCCCGTGAAAAGATTGCTATGGTCATTGGTGAGGACGCTGCCAACGAACTGTTTTCGACCATCGACCGCGCCACCATGGGCCTTGATCTGAGGTCCGCTGTGGCGACCAACTCCAAGACGTTCGCGCGCACCTCAATTGATGATGCGGTGGCGGCCCAAACCGACGACGGGGTTATCAATGCCCTTCGTAGCGGACAGCCTCTCAATGCAACGCAGCGGTTTGTTCAGACCGTTATGGGCAGGACTGCGGACGACAAGGCCCGCATTGCGGATGAGACATACAGCAGTCTTGTCAATATGCTGACTGGCCCGCGTGGTCAGGACGCACTAACAACGCTTCTCCAGCTTCAGGCGGCGGGGCAGGGCATCCCTGCGGCGGCGAACGCGCATGGTAGACTCACGCAGCAACTGTTGCGGCCCTTTGCCCCGTCTGCCGGGGTGAACCTCGAAAGCCTCATTCGCTAATTCAGGAAAGCCCAAAAGCCCATTGTCCAGAATAGACCGGGGACAAAGAGACAGAGGATTACAATGCGGTCAATCCGGTTGCCGCTTCGGCCCATTCGCCATAGGCCGTAGGCAAACGATGCTGTGAGTGCGTTTGCGGCCATGATCGCCAGCGTGATGGCAATGATTTGGCTTAGTTCGCTGTCCAATTACTACGTCTCCGGTTGGTTGCCTAAACGTAGGGATTGAACCCCACCCTTACCATTACAATTCGCGCCCCATTTTGGAGCGCCCCGCTGTGAAGCGGCGCATTCCCTGAGAAGGAACAAACATGGCCCGCAACGGATCAGGAACCTACAGCCGTCCTGTAGCTGACTACCAGTATGACACGGTTATCAGTGAGACCGATGTTAACACAGAAATGGACGACATCGCTACGGCGTTAACCGCGTCCATCGCCAAGGACGGGCAGACCACGCCCACCGCGAACCTGCCGATGGGAACTTACCGGCATACGGGAGTTGGGAATGGTTCGGCCCGCACAGACTACACGGCAATGGGTCAGACCCAGGACGGCACCGTAAATTGGGTAGATGGGGGCGGTGCGGCTGATGCCATCACCGCAACCTATTCCCCGGCTATCACGGGGCTTGTTGATGGGCAGATTTGCTTTGTCCGTGCGACCGCCGCGAACGCGACAACCACCCCGACATTTTCCCCGAATGGATTGACCGCAAGAACCATCGTGAAAGATGGCGGCTCCGCGCTGGTGGCGGGTGATATTGCGGGCGATGGTCATGAACTGATCCTGCGCTACAATCTCGCTGGGACGCAGTGGGAACTTCTGAACCCTGCGGCGGTGGCGGCGGCTACCGCGTCCACCACGACGCCCGGCATCGTGGAACTTGCCACGGCGGCAGAGGTGCAGGCCGGTACGGATACGGGCCGCGCGGTGACACCCCAGGGACTCATGGGTTTCGGCAACATCAGTGCCGCCACATGGTTCCTCGATGAAGACGACATGATCTCCGATAGCGCCCTGCGGGTGGCAAGCCAGCAGTCCATCAAGGCGTATGTTGCCGCACAGATCGCGGCGCTAACAACCATCACGGCGGGAACGCCGCTGGTGCAGAACCCGTTTGCAATAAACACCTCTGTTACCCAGGCGCATGGGCTTGGTGCGGTCCCGACCTTCTTCAAGATCGAGTTCGAGTGCCTCACCGCGCAACACAACTGGTCGGTGGGCAACAAGATCGTGCTTGGAGCGGTTGGCCCCGGTGGCAGCAGTGTTTCAGGACAGGTGGATATTGCCCTCGATAGCACGAACGTCGTTGCCTACATCGCAAACTCCAGCTTCACGATCGTCAACAAGACAACCCGTGCGAGCAGCACGCTGACGCCCGGCAACTGGAAAATGACCATCACGCCTTATCTGGTCGCGTAACTAAGGGTTGTGTTTTGATGCGCGTTAACCTACAATATCTGGCGGCTGAGAAGGGTGCTGGTAACACCCTCCCCAGCCTGACCACAACCGCCTGTCAATGAGGCGTGTCATGGCTGAGGTAGTACATAGCGCATCTGTCCGCGTGGGTCCGTTACAAAGTTTCGGACGTTTTGCAATGCTCGCCCTTGTGGCGGGCTTTCTTTTTGCCTGCACCACGGATGCAACCCGTGCTGTGGTTGCGCTTGAGTCCGTCGTCATCGTTTACGCGAACGAGGAAGGCTCGGCCCACGGTTCGGGCGTTGTCATCGGTCAGGACATGATCCTGACGGCGGCACACGTCACCAACGGGCGCGACACGTTCATCACCTTCCGCGACGGCACAAGTGAATGGGGCGAGGAAATCGACGCCTCCAATGCACCGAAGATGCCAGCCCCCGACCTTGCCCTTGTGAATGCCCCTACAGGCGACAGAGAACACGTCTCTGTGCGTTGTACGCCGGTTGAGGTAGGCGAACCCCTGTTCATCGCCGGACACCCCGTAGTTAGCCGTTGGGTGGTGATGTGGGGGAACGTCGCCGCCACCGACTTGTTGGAGGATTCCGACCGCCAGTCCATCGGGGATGAGGGGAGTTATTACATTGCCCAGATTCCGGTGGCCCCAGGCTCAAGCGGTGGCCCGGTGTTCGACATTGACGGGAACCTTGTCGGGATTGCCACGGCGCTTCTGAACGCTCCGCAGTCCATGGGCTTTGCAACCATCGCCGTTCCGACCTCTCTGGCGATCATCCAGTCACCCAAGACGATCTGCGAGTTTCTGGGCAAATGACCATGATCTCCAACGAATCTGTTGACCACGAGGCGCGGGAGATTGCGCGCCGTGCGGAGCAAAAAATTGACTCCCATGAGGATCGCTGCGGCGAACGGTGGAAGGAAGCCCGCACAGAAATGAAGGGCATCCGAGACTCACTTGATTCGTTCCGCAACCGCCTGTGGTGGCTTGTGGGCGGCGTCATCGTTGCGCAGTTCGCTGCGATTACATGGCTTGTTGACAAGACACAATAGAAAGGCCCTGATGTGGCCAATCCCGGTGTGACTTACGAACAATGGCAGGACTGCACAAGCGCCCTTGCCATGCACGGCACCAAGGCCGAGGCCGCGAAGGTTCTTGGGCTTCCCTACGAGACATTCCGCAGCAGGCTTGCCAGCGGTAACACCCGCTTTGCAGGCAGGGCGGGGGTCGATGGTTCCGCGCCCGATGGTTACATGGTCAAGGGCCGTTCGACTCTGTACGGGCCGGATGGTGAAATTAAGGCCGAATGGGTCAAGACCACGGCGGACCGGGAACGGCTGCTGGAAATCGCCATGGAGGCGGTTAAGGAAAGCGCCAAGGCTTTGCCTAAATTAAGGCCGCGACCTATTAAAGACAAAG